AGTCATGTCTGGAATGTTTGCCCCTTGACAAAAGAATGCCACATTTGGGAGATTATGAACTTGAAACTTAAACCCATTCGGTCTAAGGTAATCAAGCTCAGTACCAGACTGTGCGGAGAAGTTACCTTCAGTAACAGATGGATTTGGTGTATATGCCATAGTTCTAAACCTAAAGTTATTATTATACTGCTATTTATAACAAATGTCAAGCGAAAAAAAAGGGAGTCCGAAGACTCCCTTGAAAACTGTTGTTTTTACTGGTTGGTTAACCCAACTCTTATTATTACATAAGGTTGGTAACCTTAACAGACCTGTAGTACTGGTTTCTATCAGCAGTAAATGTGTCTGCGTCAGTTGTACCATCAGATTGTGTAACATATGGGTTAGCAATCATACCATATCTAGTTTTGAAACCGATTTTCGGTTGGAAAGTAGATGGGTCAATCGCACGAACCATTTGTAAAGGCACATACGGACAGTAGAACAGACCAGCGTCATAAGGTGATGTTCCTTTGTAACCTACACAGTAGAACTGACTAGCAGCACCTGTGTTAGCAGAATAAGGGTCAACATACACTCTGTAGCGTCCGTTAAGAACACCAGCGAAAGTGTTACCTGTGTCATCGACATTAAGATTAGTGTCAAGAGCAGGAGCGTAATCTAACACACCAGCCATTGAAAGTGCAGAGGCAACATCTGAAGAACAGATGATGAAGTTACCTTTTCCTCTACGAGTATCTTGAGCGATTACATTAGCATCTCGTTCAATATTGAACAATAGACCCTTGAACCTTTCTACAGACCACCTTCCGTTTGAATCAACATCTAGGTCGAAAGTTCCAGCGGATGCAGTCGAAGCAGCACCTGTCTTAGCAACTTTGTAGATAGTTCTAATAACTTCTCTGTTAATCTCAGCGAGAATTTCTTGAGAAAGAATGTTTGACAATTCTGACTCAGCGTCAAGACCGTGAACTGCTTTAAGGTCTTGAGCAAGTTCCACAGTATATTCTGCTTTAAGTGCTCTTGACTTAGCGGTTACAGTTGTCTTCTCGATTGAGAACGCCATTTGGTTCAAAGTAACTGTGTCACCGAACAATTCTGCATTGTCTCTAGTTACACCAGTACCAGTTGTGTATGAACCGTCAACTGGATTAGACCCAGCGTGCGTACCTGTACCAGCAAAGTCAGTATCCGCTTCGTTGAACAGAGCTTCTGTTCCTGTCTGCGAAGTATAATGTGACTTCATGGCAAAGATAAGACCTGTTGGGCCAGTCATAGGTTGAACACCACAGACATCATACGCCATCAAATTAGGAAGAGCTCGTCTTACTAATGAGATTAGTATAGGGTCATAAGTGTCAACAGCAGATGACATATTGTTAGCGTGAACTGCTTCAGAGATTATTGATTTCTCTTCTTGCAGAGCCTTCTCTTGGTTCTCAAGAATAATAGCTGTTACCGCTTTACGATAACTATCCTTAATTTCGCCAAGGTCGGGATGTTCCAATACTGGACTCCACTTTTTTTGGATTTCTTCTGAAAGATACATTGTAGTCTCCTATTTTCTTTCTGGTTATTACCTATTGGTATTATTTATAATAAACTTATTTTTTAAGTTGTCTGGAAATCGCTTGAGCGTACTTATTAATAGTTCCGCCTTCTTCAAGGAATGCTTCATCAACTGTGTCAGTCATCTTATCAGACTCTTCAGTTAAAGTTTGTTCCTGTTTAGGAAAATAATTTTCCTTCACGACTGATACTTTTTCCGCGAACATTTCAGTACTACCGAAATCAACATCTTCTAAGAGTTGAGTTAACTTCTCTTGTTCAGTTAGTGTTAAATCTTCAGCAGCTTCACCGATGACTTTAGAACGAAGCAGTGCTTCCCTCTCACCTGTGATACTGATTTGTGCTTCCACAGACTCGTTGAGTTTCTTTTTAAGTGACTCAATTTCGTCTTGCATTTCGCCAAGTACATCGTACTTGTCTTGTGGAACTTCGATGTAATGTTCAGCGAAAACTTGTTTCAGAGACTTAATAAAGTCTTCTGTAATTTCAGTCCTAAGACCACGCTCTATAGCAAGCTCGTTTTCCTTCATCCAGTTTTCAGCAACATAGTTAAGATACTGGTCGATTTTACCAACCATCTCTTCCTTGAAAGTTTCTCTTTCAATATTAGACTGTTCCTCTAGTTCTTTCTGAATGTTTTCCATTTCATTGGCGAGTCTTGCGGTGACTACTGTTTCAAATAGTTCAGCAGCCTTTACTTTAAACTCTTCTGAGAGGTGTTCCTCATCAGCGAAAAGGTTTTTGATGTCATTTTCAAACAAAGTTTCTTCTTGTTCTTCTGTTTCAGCTGACACTTCTGCGTCCTCCTCTTCTGATTCGGTTTCTTCTACTTCAGACTCAGCGACAACTTCTTCTTCTTTGTTGTCTTCTTCATCTTCAGCGATTACTTCATCCTCTACTTCCTCTTCTTCCTTCTGGGTGCGTACACCTTCAGAAGATTTCTGAGCAACTACATTTTTAGGGTCTTCCCCATCATTGTAGTTTGGTGCATCACCAGCGCCTTGATTGGCAGGTCTAGGTGCATCACCTAATTTAGATGCAGAAGCGGGCCCGATAGCAGCAGTTAAGCCACCTTCTGGGTTACCAGTTCCACTTAGATCTTGTATTTCTGGATTAGGATTTGAATCCCCTTGAGTTGGATTACTTTTATCTCCACCTGTTGCATTAGGTTTAAGATTTTCAGCAGCTCCAGCTTCATCCAGTTCTTGAGTCTCCTCGTTAAGAGCGGATTCAACTTCCTTTCCCTTAGCGAGCATTTCTCTTATTTTGCTTTCTACGCCCATGTTAATTTCTCCTTTGAGATTTGCGTTATACTGTATTTATTTATAAATCTTTAGATTTTTGATAACTTATTCATGAATGAACTGAACACTGCCATCTTCTCTTCCTCCAGTTCACGCGAACTAGCCCTTTTTATTCTTCTAACAGCAGCGTCTATTTCTTGTTCCATCCATGCACCTTCAACCATTACCCACTCTTTATGTTCCATAATACCTCTTACAAAGGCGTCTGGAGCGGATGGGTCTGCGACTATATCAGCAGCAGTTGATAGTACAAAGTCATCTTGTACCTCGTTGATGCCATTCTTTTCTTTTAAAGTTCCAAGTCCTCTGGAACTTACACCAAGGGAGGCACCTTCGTCAATAAGGTTCTTTACGATATTTCCCATAGGTGTATCAAGAATCTTTGCTTTTCCAATATAATTGGAACCGTCTTCTCTCAAAGAAGTTATCATATGTGATACGCGGTCTAAATTAATTGTAGGGCCATCTGGATGTCCTAATTCACCCATTGCCCTTTTCTTATCGATACTTTCTTTTACATAACGGTTTACTTCCCTTTGCATAATTTCGCGTGGGTATACTCTACCGTTCCTGTTTTTAAGGTCAGATTGGAGAAAGACACCTTCAATGAAAAGGTTTGTCTTACCGTTACTTTCTTCTTTTAGATATTTAATATCTTCTGTTGTTTCTGTTATAAGTTTCATTTTATCCTAAACTCCCATCTGCGCCTTGGTGTTGTTGTGAACCATATCCACTTACCTTAGCAGTCTCTACAATTACCGTTCCTCCAGCACCACCAGCAATAACCACCTCTATGTCTTGGTCGTTCTGGTGATTATCATTAAATCCGTAAAAATCTAGTGACCCACTCTCTGTTAATTCATAGAGAATATCACTATTCCTTTGTATCTTAGCACTTGCATCAGCTGATAATGTCCAATGAATTGCTTTAATATCTGCCTTTGGTGAACTCTGTGTCTCTGTACTTTTCTTCAGAGTGGTTGCCAGAGCAATGGTGCCTGTCGCAGCTGTCCCACGAACGGCACATACTCCTTGAACTTGAGTAAGTTTTAAAACATCGACTACGACTGCCATTTAGTTTCTCCTAGTATTTCTTTTTTGAATGGTTACCGTGATGCTTTTCGTCTAGAATCTCTAGAGCATAAGTCTCACACATTTCCACTCCGTGTTCAAACATAACCCGATACCAAGCAATGTTACCCTCTTTATTGGGTTCAGCATGCTCACCTACTATGGGTTTACCCTCTCCGAATTTGGGATGGACTACCTTAGTTGCACAACTATGTGTTAACTTAGGGTCTTCCGAACTACCCTGTTTTGGGGGAGTGACATCACCTTCCGTGCCATCTTCGGCAGGATGATTCGCAGTAGCTTTCTCCTTCTTCGGTTTTTCTACCGCCTGCGCTTCCTCGCGTAGTTCTTTAAATGTCTTCATTCTCCGTCCCCTGTATCGGTTTCTGTTTGTTCTAATTCTTCTTCTGGTGCAGCTTCAAGTCCCATCTTCTGAAGTTCTGGGTCATTAAATATCGCATTTGATATTTCTTCCTTCCTCGCGGAAACTAATTCATCCGCCCTTGTACCCATTGCCTTTGCAAACTCATCGTTTGCGGCTGTGTAGTCACCTTCAGCCCACTTATCCATCATGTTTCTGACGGCATCTTGTGGTGTTACTTTATCGGTAACTTCAACTTCTACATTATCTGTTTCACTCATTTTCTTCTCCATTAGTTATCTCAGTTTCTTGACTGGCTGCAATTTGTTTATCCAGCAATTCTATTTCCTCGTCCGAAAACCTCATTATTTGTTTCTGGACATATTCTCTACTAAACAACTGACCTATAAATGGTACTACTCCGTTTAGTATCTCCAACCTACTTCTAAGAACCTCTTGGTCTTTAGACTCAGTATAGTATGCATCACTAGCAAACAAATACTGTAGGTCATTTCTTATATCTGGCCATTCCTCTTCGTTAATGACCCCCTTCAATACAAGTTGAGATTTTAGTAGGTCATCAAATATCCCACTAAATCTATTTCTCAACTTTGAAATGAACTTTGTAAATTTAAGTTCATCTCTAGTAATCTCAGCAGACCGTCCAAAATTTAGACCTGTCTGTTGTTCCAGACGCGAAATCGGAACATTAAGTGATTGGTATAGTTTCTTTTGAAAGTAAACCACATCTTCAATCTCACCTAAGTTCGCACCGCCTGGCAATGTTTGAATCTCTGTACCTCTACCACCTTCTTTTCGTGGTAACCAGAAGTCTTCAAGCATTGACATAAACTTCTTGTCATCTCTTATCTCACCAGTATCACTATCGTAAACAAGTTTGTTTCTATAGCGACTCATCACATCTTTTAGATATTGTTCTGCTTTTCCTGTGGGCAGATTCCCAACATCTATATAAAAAATTCTTCTTTCGGGAGCCCGTGTGATACGATAAATCACCACCGCGTTCTCCATCATTCTCAATTGGTTAGCAGGGCGTATCGCTTTGTGAAGATAGGATAATGGTATGTTCCTATCTTGGTCAACTAATCCAGATGTACAATATGTAACAGCGTCTTTGCTAACCTTGATTGCCTTATCATTAACTACATCTGTCCTATATGACATTTGAGAGTTAGTGGCAATCCCCTTCTCATCAAACACAAAATATTCTTGCACATCTTTTATGAGAGTTACTTGAGATTTTTTATCTTTCTCTTTCTTAACTTCTCTGACCTTTCGGATTTTCCTTGGGTCAACATAACGAATGTCTTTTATACCGTCTTTCGGTTTTTCAGTATCGATGACCTTGTGAAAGAAAATTCTCCCATCAATGTACCATCGTCTGAAATAATCTTGAGCGCGAATGTTAAAGTCTA